CTGATTACATTCACCATTTAACCGAGCGTGTTAAGGCCAACCCGAACTTGCACAAGGTGTACGTGCTTGGCGAATGGGGCAAGGTCGATTTCGGTGGTGAGTTTTTAAAAAGTTGGTCAACCATCAAACACACGCGCCAAGTAAGCTATGACCCAACATTAGCCGTTTGGTTGTCATTCGATGAAAACGTTAACCCTTATTTTCCTTGTGGAGTGTTTCAAATTTCGGATGACAACGAGGTGCGAATGTTGGACTGCTTGGCATTGAAAAATCCCGACAATACGGTCAAAGCAATGGCAAGGGCAATATTGCAACTGCTTCGACATTGGAAGCATACAGGGCATGTGTACGTTTGTGGGGATAGCACATCGCAAAAGGATGATGTGAAGCAAGAAAAAGGATTTGACTTGTTTCGGTTACTCATAACAGAACTTGATGAGGTTAAACCGATTAGGCGCGTGAGCAAATCAAACCCGAATGTTCGCCCGAGTGCTGATTTCTTCAATGCCATATTAGCGTACAATGAGCAAGGCATTAGTTTCGTAGCCGATGAAAGTTGCCGAGTAGCAATATTGGACTTTGAAAACACCAAGGAAGACAAAAACGGCAAAGTAGATAAAAAAACCGTATTAGACCCCGTTACCAAAGTATCATATCAACCCTATGGTCACATAGTTGACTTGACAAGGTATCTACTGACATCGGTATTCAGCAGTCAATACGCACGCTTTCAAACAGGCATCATCAAACCGCTGGTTGTTGTTGGTAAGGATGCGGAATATAAGAGTGTTTCAAGATTTTAATTTATGTATTAATTACAATAATTGAATTTGTAAATAAAACTTTTCGGGATATGCAAAAACAATTGTGTTTCTGTCATATTTGTGCAATAAAACCTTTGCATAGTTGAGGTTAAAACTATGTTAAAAATAAACAGCATTGTTATAATTATTGTGCTTTTTTCTATTGCTTTTTTCATGACATATAAATTAATTCTTCGGCACAAACATAAATAATTTTAGTTACATTTTACCACCATATCGAAATTTTCTTTATTATTTCGCATCATGGCACGATTTCTCAAAACCTCCGACTATCTTTCAATAATTCAAACGGTTGACCTCAATCAAATTACCGAGAACAACCCACAAAACTTGTACGACAGCGAGGTTAAGGCCATCAGCCGTATGCGCACCAAATTAGTGCAACGCTACATGGTGGACATCGAATTAGGCACAATGACTGCCTACTCCGCAGCAACACACTACCGCACACGCGACAGAGTGATAGCAGGCGAGGTGATTACACACGTTAATGATTTCAATAGGTGGGATAACAAGACCGAATATTCAACAAGCGACATCGTTACAGACACTAACGGTTATGTGTACACAGCAATTGCAGCAAGCACTAATCAACCGCTCACCAACACAACGTATTGGGCGAAAATGATTAACGTGCCGACTTCCAACGCAACCTATTGGACTGAGGGTGACAATCGATACCCGATGTTTGTGGAGTTGGCAATGGATATGACCCTTTACAACCTGCACGCACGTATCAACCCGCGAAATATTCCCGAACTGCGAATTGAACGCAACCGCGAAGCACTCGACCAACTCGACAGATGGGCAAGCGGTACAGACACGGCAGAGGTGTTGAATATCAATACAACCGATAGCACCGGGTACTCAATCCGCTACGGCAACTCACTTGACAAACAAGATAATTTCTTTAAGTAATGGCATGGTACAACAACATATTTAACTTTAACAAACCGCAGCCACAAAAGGCCAACATACGCAAAACGATTGACTTCGAGCAGCAGTTGCAACGTGTTAGGCAAGATGCGACAAAGTTCAACATTGCCGTTCAAGCGGCTGAAAGTCCGATGTACCCAAACCGCTTTTTATTGATGCAGACCTATCAACAAATCGTACTTGATGGGCAAGTGCAATCAGCTATGTTGCAACGTAAATCAAAGGTGTTGTGCAAGCGTTTTATGGTGTGTGGTCCAGATGGTGAAATGGATGAAACCAAAACCGCCTACTTTAATCAAAAGTGGTTTTATGATTTTCAAAACCTTGCGTTAGATAGCATATTTTGGGGTTTTAGTTGCGTTCAATTTGGCGCAATAATGAATGATAAGTACACGAGTGTTGACCTTATCCCCCGCATTTATGTAGTGCCCGAATTTAGTTTAGTACGCAGCAACACGGCAACGGTAACAGAGGGCAAGCACTTTGATGAAGCACCATACAACAACTGGTGTATCGGTGTAGGCGAAAAGAAAGATTTAGGACTATTGATGTACCTTGCACCATACGTTATTTGGAAGAAGAACGCCATGGCAGCGTGGGCGGAGTTTGCTGAAGTATTTGGTTCACCTATTAGAATAGGCAAAACCGATGTGCGCGATGAAATGACCCGCAAAAATATGGAAAATATGCTACGTAATATGGGTGTGGCTTCGTGGGCGGTGTTGGACTTGAACGATAACATCGAGTTGATGCAAGCAAGCAGAACCGATGCGTATCAAGTGTTCGACAACATGGTGGCACGTTGCAACAGCGAAATAAGCAAAATAATATTAGGTCAAACAGGAACAACTGATGAAAAGTCATACAGCGGCAGCGCAAACGTACACGAGGGAGTGGCTGAAATGATTGCAAAACAAGACACGCTAAAAATGCAGTTCATCATTGAGGACCAACTTGTGCCAATGATGATTAGAAACGGTTTCGACCTTGCTGGGTGTACGTTCAAATACGATGAAAGCGAAAGTTTACCGTTAGCGGAACAAGCGAAAATAGATGTATCATTCTTACAAGCAGGCATCAAGTTAGAGCATGAATATTTAGAGCATAAATATGGTGTTGAAATAATGGATGAACCCGGTATGGAGGAAGAAGATGAAGAAGAAGAAGAAGACACTATGCCAAAAGAAGTAATCGAGATTGAAAACCGTTTACGTAACCTATACAAATAACATGTGCGGGTATTGTGACATACTGAATATCGATAAGGAAGTTGACCCCCCGACACCGTTTGATGAAAACGACTTCAATCGTTTGAGCAACGATGTATGGATAGGTGCCGTAACACCTGCTCAACTTCCGCAAGGTATTTATTTAAAAACTGCCAAATATTTAAAGGATGGCATCGACCTTGCACCCGTAGTGGATGAGGTGTTGACTGCCGACTTGTTGAATAATATTTATGTGTTTAGCGGTGCGAAAACGTATCAGCAAACACGAGCATTAACCGCCTTGTTAGCCGTTGATGAGTACAAGTCAAACTTTTACGCATTTAAGCGGGCAGCAGAGCCGATATTCGGCACGTACAATCAAGACTACTTGCAAGCGGAATACCAAACGGCCAAAGCATCGGCACGTATGGCCTCGGATTGGAAGCGCATAGAAATAGACAAGGATGTGTTGCCGTTGTTGAAATACCAAACCGTTGGCGATGGCAGAGTAAGGCCAACGCATCAGCAACTTGATAACATCGTGCGACCTGTGAATGATCCATTTTGGAAGCAATACTACCCACCTAACGGTTGGAGGTGTAGATGCACGGTAGCGCAGTTAGCCGAGGATGAAGAACCGCTAACGGATATGAGCGGGTTCACACCGCCCGATGATGTACCGCCATTGTTTAGAATGAATGCGGGCATTGATGGCTATGTGTTTAAAACAAAGGGCAAAGACAAGCACCCGTATTTTGATATATCGAAAGAGGATAAAGCGAACGCAAAGGTCAATTGGAATTTACCACCGTTATCATCTTAAACCATGGCTAAGCAAAATAAATTCAATTTAAAAGGAGCAGAGCAAAAAGCGCGCAAAGCGTTGGAAAATGCCGTGGTTGAAATTGGCAACACGGCTAAAAACTTCTTTGTTGAGAATTTTCGCAAGCAGGGGTTTGATGATAAAACGGTTGAGAAATGGGAAAAAAGAAAAAAAACAGAAAGGAAAGGTAGAGGCAGCAAGAAGTCGGCAGCAGAATTAGGAACGGTAAGAAGCGTTAAGGCAGGAAGGGCAATATTAGTCAAAACGGGTGATTTGAGGCGGTCAATTATACGTGTTCCAAACAGGTCGGCATTGAATGTTAAGATACAAACTGATTTGCCCTATGCTAAAATACATAATGAGGGCGGTATAATCAACAAAGGCGAACAAACAGGTAAAATACTATCATTTAACAAAAAGGGTAGATTTACAAAACAAAAAACAGAAAAACAAAGGGCAAGAACATCATACCAACAAAAAACAACTATTGGAGCGCATACAATCAAAATACCGCCAAGACCTTTCATCGGAGATAGTTACAACCTTAACGAGAAAGTAAAAGCGGTTATTGTTAAACGATTAGACAAGGTATTTACATAATGCAATTACAAATCTATAACGCATTAAAGGCACGTATAAGCACACTTCAAGCATTGAAGTATGTTGCACTATGGAACAATCAATTCGAGCGCGAGGATGTAAACGTACCGTTTAATTATCCGTGCTGCTTCATTGAGTTTCCTGCGGCTGATTACATTGAGAACTTGCAAGGTCAACAACAAGGCACAATGACCATTGCTTTGCATTTGGGATTTGAAAGCTATAAGACCGAAGACACCGATATATTGCAACTGAAACAAGACCTAAACCAACTTGTTCACGGTTGGTCAACTCCGTATAATAGTAAGTTCCTGCGCAGAAGCGAAGTGCAAAGCAACGACCACACCAACATACAGGAGTTTATCATTACGTACACAATGCAAGGGTTTGACTACTCGGCAAGCAGCGCACCAACAACAGAGGCATTGGTTGCAACGCTCATCACTAACAATGACCCGCAAATGGAGGATGATGTTATCCGCAGCGGAAGCATACCCGATGCAGTTGTGTTAGCATCCGAATTAGGTTATCAATTATTAAGCGAACAAGGTTATCAACTTATAATACAACAATAAAATGGCAGAGCAAAAAATATCCGAACTACCAGCGGCAGGTGCAATCACCGGTACTGAAAAAATAGTAATTAACCAAAACGCACAAACATCAACAACAAGCGTTAACGCTATCGTTGGCTACACTTTGGCAACAGGTGCAACAGGTACGTTTACAACTGCTGATAACAAGACCGTAACCGTAATTAAAGGCCTTATAACATCAATAGTATAATGGCACGCACGGTACAGCAAATAAAACAACAAATGTTGGATGCGAAAAACGCAGACCCAACACTATCGGCATTGACATCCACAAGTCAAACTGCCAAATGGAACTTGTATTACTTCATTGTAGCAAGTTGTATAGCCATATTTGAGCAGTTGCAAGACCTATTCAAAGCGGATTTAGAGGCCATAGCAAGCACGGCAGCACCAAGCACTCCGCAATGGACACGTAACAAGGTGTTGAAATTCCAAACGGGTGATGTAGCGGAGTTAAACACAAGCACGTTTGTAATCGAATACCCAACGGTTAACACGGCAAACCAAATACTAACACGTTGCGCAGTAATAACCGCGCCTAATCGCACCGTATTGATTAAGGTCGCAAAGAACGACCCGCCCGTTCCTGTATCATCGGGCGAATTGGCCGAGTTGCAGTCGTATGTTGAAACTTTCAACCCCGCAGGCATAGCGTTTAGCATCATCAATGAAAACAGCGACAAGATGGCGGTTGAAGCTACTATCTATTACAACGGTCAATACTCGGCAGTCATCCAAACGAACGTAGAAGCAGCATTGAATACATACATGGCTAACTTACCATTTAACGGAGTAATCACAACACAAGCCGTTGTTGATGCGATGCAAGCGGTGGAGGGTGTGACTAACGTATCATTAAGCCGCATACGAGTAAGGCGCAACACGGTATCGTTTGCGAATGCTATACAATTATATTCACTTGCAAATGGTGTCGATGCCGTGCAGTATCAAACGTATTCGGGATATGTTGAGGAAGAAACAACTGCGGGCGCAGCATTTGCGGACACTATAACCTATCAAGTACAATGAGTTTCATCATAAACACCGATTTGTTTGCAGTCAACTTTCTGCCCGTTAAGAAACGGTTGGATAAGTACAAGGCATGGACTAAAACACTACTAAAACCGCTTCAAGTGCTATACAACACGATGTTTGGCACGTTTAAGGATGGCAACACGGCTGCGTTGTGGATACCTGCCACAACCTATGCGGTAGGTGACCAAGTGCAATACATTGACAAGGCCGTGTATGAGTGTTGGGTAGCGAATACGGGAGAGTTACCAACTGATGTTAGTTTTTGGTTTAAAATCCAAGACAAATTTGTTGGCATCGAACCGCGCATGAAGTACAACGCTCAACACTTGTTGTTTGAGTATGCGCTTAACGAGTGGTTTGGAACAACGTTTGTGAATGTACCAGGGGCGAGTGATATTTATATTGACAATTTCGCATCGGGCAGCAACGTGTTTTATGTTGGACTTGATGATGTTGATAGCAGTCAAGTTGTATTTAGCAATGGTCAAGCGGATAGGTTCATTCATGCACAAAACATCACCAACACGGGCAGCGAGTTCGACATTTACGTGCCTATTGCCGTGGCGAATGATTTAACCGTACCACCTGCAACGGATATAGCACCAAACATAAGTCCAAACAATGAAAATATCATTAGGCAAATAGCCGACTTGTACACATACGCAGGCATCAATTATCAAGTAATTACATACTAACAGACAATGAAGAAAATAAAAACAACAGACATTACGGTTTCGAGTGCGATGCCGTTAAAAAAGGGAAGTTTAGACCATTTGCAAGCGGCTTACATTGAAACAATACAAGATGTGAATAAGGCATATTGGGCGGGCGATAGAGTAGGCACACAACCAATGGCATTGCACGGCTTAATCAATAGCGGTTCGGGTAGTACATACACTATCAGCGCAGGTGCATTGATGTTAGACACATACGCAGAGGTCTTCCGTTGTGATGCTCAAACCGTTGTTGTGAACGTTGGTCAAGTATTAGTGGGCAACATTGTAACAACCTACTTAACCGCAACCGATGCCGACCCCGTAGAGTTCAGCGACTCAACATCAAACAACGTGCATGAGATACGTAAGATTGTTTGGTCAAGTGCTATAATCAATAGCGGTACACTTAACTATTCGGACTTGTATTTTAGAAATAGTTTTGATGATAGGGCAACAACATTATCGGGTGATTTGAACACATGGACACTTGGCACGGGTTCAGTATCGTACAATCAATTAACAGAGGGCAAAAAAGTAACGGCAATTATCGACATCAACAACACATCAACAGGCGGCTCAAACAACACATT